AAGCTACACTACGACGAAATGGCTCGTAGAGCGTCTGAACGAATGGATCGATGGTTAAAAGATCCAAACCGGATAATGCTCTCCTTGTGGGATAACATTAAGGACTTTAGCTGCACCAAGTCAATTGACATGTTGAGTACTGTGAAGAATAGGTTAGCCTTTTATATTACAGCTAACGTTTCTCCAGTGCTCCCTCAGCCACCAATCGCTACCTCCCGGGTTCATCCAATTCACCCAGTTGGTGTCATCCATGGTTCGCAAGAACCAGGTCTAAAGCTTAGAGCTTTTGCTTCACCGAAGCCAGCTTTGCAGGCCTCTTTGGAAGGTTTAAAGACCAAGTTAATGAAAGTGTTGCGCTCCCTACCTTGGGATTGCTGCCACGATCAAGATAAAGGCGTTAGAAGAGTTCAAACTTGGATCCAATCAGGAAGAAGTTTATACTCTGTTGATTTATCGGATGCTACTAATAATGCTCCTTTATTGATGCAGGAGGACCTCCTTTTGTATTTGGGGGTCCCGGGTGATGAGGTTTATTTATTCTCCTCTATATCCCATTCTTTCTGGGAAAACCCTTGGCCTGGAGAAGATAAAAGTGGTGAGGTTTACCCACCACTTATAAAGTGGAACATCGGACAGCCCCTAGGGACTGGTCCTAGTTTCGCTTCTTTCTCCTTGTTTCATGCATGGCTTGTGTTAGCAGCCATGGCTAAGGTTGGAAAACCAATTAGCTCATGTGAAGACGTCTTCGTCATTCTTGGAGATGACATTGTCATCTCTGACGCAGCGGTGCACACTGCTTATCGGGAAATTTTGGATTTGCTTATGCTACCTGTTTCCCCAAGCAAATGTTTGGAGTCCACAACTGCAGCAGAATTCGCAGGTGTGTTAATAACCTCCAAGTACACTTACAGAGGATTCAAGTTTACACAAATGAATCCCAAAAACTACTTATCAGTCATTGGTAATGCTGGGCTTGGAGCCTTAAATAGGTCCTATCTCACTCCTTATCAATATAATACTGCTAAGTTCCTTAGGGATCTTCCTCCGCCCTGGGGCTTTGGATTCAACTCTAAAGGTGTACCACATGAAGTGCAGCTTAATCTTTTAAGCTTTCTAGTAATGTGGCATTACAAAAAAGACTTAGTCGCATCATCTCTACCCTTATTGTCAGCTGCGACCGCTGTAGCCAGAGTACTTTACCGCTACGGTATTCGTTTCGATAGTAGACCGGCTGATTGGTTTAGGCGGATCCATCCTATCTTGGAAGGACCATCTACGCGGCGGAAGAAAACCTTCTACCCCCAATACGATGAGCATGTTGCTCGTGCAGAACTTGCAAAAATCATCCATGATCCTAAAGTGTGTTAATCTTCAGGACTGACATAAGTGAATAGTTCCTCTTCGATAATTTGAAGAGAATGGCCATTCATTACGCGCTTAACATAGCGAATGAGATCCACATTGAGTGGAGTGACTTCCTGTTTTAACAATTCATTATCAGGTCGTCCTCGTTTCACTAAGGTAAGTTCCCTTTGGTCCAGTAGCCACTTCATGATCCCTTTTGGGTCATGGATGATTTTTGCAAGTTCTGCACGAGCAACGTGCTCATCGTATTGGGGGTAGAAGTTTTTC